TTTGGTTGCCTGTCGTTCCACCTGTTAAATCAGTTATCCAGCCTCGCGCTCTATTACCTGCGGCTACCAGTGCGTCATATTGTGTTGCATGACCGCCTGATTGCATTTCCTCTGCGAGAAAACCGTTAGTAATACTTGCAAGGTGTGGGTCGCTGACTACATCGGCATATTCGCCAGAAAACTTTGTCAATGCACTGTCCACATCAAGTTGTTGCTTTACTCTTGCCGCTACTGCATCCGTATCATCAGCATGGGTAGAGTTTCCTCGCCCTACTGATAATTGCGCCAATGCGTTTGCCGCCCCTTCTTCATCACCATTTAACAGCGCTTCAATCGCTGATTTGGCAATGGTTGTTGCATCTTCACTCGCTTCCGAGCTTGATTCACTTACTGGCGAGGTCTTAGCCTTCGCCAAATATTCTTCTGCTTCTCGTAGCTTTGCGCTTGCCTCATTCAGCCTGCGACTTGCTACAGCATCTTTTTGATAGGATTTGATTACTTCTGATAGCGGAACTTCTTGCTCTACGCCATCAAGCTTAACTTTAACTAAACCACCATCTGCGCCTGTTGCCGCTTCAATTTGCGTATCAACTGACTGCCCTTGCTCACCTTCTTGAGCTAAACGTGCTTTTTCAGCCAATTGCTCATATATATCTAGGTTTTCATCTGCCACTGTTCTTACATTGTTTGTATCTACTGCATTTTCATCATTAACTTCATTAACATCAGCGTCTTGATTGATAGCCATTGTTTTATCCTTGATTATTTAAAATATGCTCTGCCCCTGCCGCCTGTGCCATTGCATCACTCAACCAAATAAACATACATTCCGCTACTGCGATTTGCTGTTGCACTGCCTGTATCGCCTTAAAATCGTGTGAATCTATCGTTTTAAGCTTAATCAAGCAATCTTCAACCTCTTTAACCGCACGCTCTTGGATGTATTGCCCCAAGCCTGTATTTAAAAAACGTTGAGCATCTAAGCCTAATTCAACTTTCGCTAGTAACTCATTCTGTTCTCTACTCAAACTTGCGCCCCATCATTCGGTTCAAATGTTTCAATGCCTTGCATAGAGCTTTGTGGAACTGGTGGCTCTAATGGCGAGGTGTTTTGCGTAACTGTATTTATAGCCCCATTTCCTTGCGTTGTAGGTGCGCTAGTTACTGGAATGTTAGGGTCTTGCCCTCCGTTTGGTCTTTGATAACCGCTTGCTTCCATTACTTTGTCACCCACTGGCGCGATTAAAGGGTTTTGCGCGATACTTGCGCCTGTCTGCATAGCTGAATAAACAGCCTCTACACCAACCTTAACCGCTTGCGCCTTGCTTAAAGTAGTCTTGGCGTTAATGTCACTAATCTTAGCCGCTACCATTTCTGGGTTTTCTTTCTGCGCCAGCATTGACTTCAATTGCTCGATTTGGCTGATTAAATCATCGACCTCTGGGTTATCACCTTCCTCAATATAGAAGCGACCACCATCTTTATAGCCAATCTTGCCGAATATCTCTTTGATAATCTCGCCAGATTTCAAGCGACTGAACGCGCTCTCACCAAGTAATGCCTGTATTTCACGTAAGCCATAGACAAAACGCTCAAGCTGGTTGAACGTATTAGTAGAACCTGTACCAACATTCACACTCAATGTGACTTCTTGCATCAATAATTCGTCTGTCACTACGTCTAATCCAAAGCGTTGATACAACTTAGCCTTATCGCCAGCCAGTGCCAGTATCATTTCGTCTGTTTCGTAGGTTTGTTCCATCAGTATCATTTGACGCAATACAGGCTCTACCCATGTTTCAGTGAATACCTTTAAATCGTACTCACCAATCTGGTTAGCATTGTTTGATAGCATCTGCATACCGCCAACTGTTTCATTCAACTTGCGGTTACTTGCCACGCTTGAACCACTGAACGCGCCTGCAATGTCGTCAAAGTCACTGTTTAATCGGTCTTGCTCGGCATACGCACTGCTTGTCACATCATTTGTTTCAACAATACGAACATCTGTATCAATGTTATCCATCAGCGTTACACCACTTGGCACGTTACGAACCAATGAACGAATATCTACGTTACGGTTACGATTAACAAAATAGCGCTTATTCATGGCAAATTTGACGTTATCAATACGCTGGTTAGCCACTTCGTTGATTTCAGCTTGAATATCACGGCTCATGCTTGTCTTACTTGTGCTGTAAATCTTGTGTGCCTCAAGCGTACCCTTGCCCATTACTACAGGTCTATCACCGTTTCTTAGGTGTGGGAAAGCATCTTTAGTAAGCTTTGGCTCTGATAAAAGCTCTTGGTCTGCCAGTGTGTAGAAACAATAGTCCTTGCCACCTTGCCTAATGAAGTTTAAATGCACCCATACGATGCTGAACTCGTTGATTTCGCTGGTCTGCTCTTTACTGTCTGTCATACCATTTTCGCGCTGTAAGCGAATAGAATCACTTGTCCTGCTTCCAGCCGCACGAATCTTTGCTCGGTCTAACTTAATCCAATCTTTACGCGCTTCAATCTCATACACGTACATCGGCAATAGAATAATGACGTAAGGCGAACTATTAACGGGGTCTGTCCAGTTAGCTGCAGGGTCAATACGCACGTTTTCTGGTGGGATTAACTGCACATCTGGCTTATCTACGCCATTCTCTGCATCGTATTTCCACGATTGCAATGATGCAACCACGCCAACTGTGTGCGCTTCTTGGTATGCCCCGACTAGGATTTGAAACCAATTGACTGATTTTGATAGGCGATAATTGAGTAATTGCTGATTGATTGCCGCGCTTGCCGCCTGCATATCATTCTTTTCATCTTCTGCCGATATTGAAACAATGTCTTGTGTACTGAAAAAAGCAGAAGCACACGTAGCCTCTGCCTGTCTTAATGCTGTGCGTGTCTTGGGTCTGAATAGCTTTGAACGACCTTTGTAATGGTCTGAATAATACTTAGAACCGCTAGGGTGTAAGCCTTGCACTTGTCTAATGTCACGTTCCATTGTGTTGCGAACGCTGTTATTGAAGTAAGTGTCACTTGTACTATAAGCATTTTTGGCGAGAGATAACGCCTTTTCTTTATCCAGCATATTGCGCCCCTGTTAAATCAACTAAGGCGCGACCAGCAAAGTCCGTTGCCAATTCATCTACTTGTTGATGTTTAATCATTCCTCTACTTACTCTGTAGCGCTCTAAAATCTCACCGCCAGCATCACGAATCAACTTACCGCTTACATCTTCTTGAACCTTTGTCATGTGAAGGTTAAATCCCCAATCGCCTGATAGACTTAAATTGCGAATTTGCACCATGCCTGTTTGACTATCGGCATTAACCGCCCACATATAGCCTGCATAATGCTTATTAAGTACATCAGCCACGTTCTTTGCTACGGCAAAATCCATCGTGTCTGTTGATTTGGCAATGATTAACTCATTCTGTGGCATCTGGCTCACACTCCGACTGTAAAATACGTTTCTTCTCTACTGCGCTCAACCACAAATACTGTTTAAGCGTGTATCTAGCCTTTATTGGCTCTGGTAAAGAATCGTACTCACTTGGCGTGCGTTGTAATTCGCTACTTGCTAGGCTCATAAGGCTTATCCTCACGGAACGTGCGACCTCTGAACTCGTAAACTGCCTGTGGTTTGTTTAAATCTGGCTCTGCCTCACGCACTTCATCAGAAAATAACTTGCTTCTGTACGTTGGCGTAGGTGTTTGGAATGATGCTGGTTGATTTGCCATAATGATTACCCCTTGTTTTGAGTAATATAGGCGTTTGGCTTGCGTTGTTAGTTAAGAACCATCAACGTACTCAATAGGCTCGAATGAATTGCTATCAATAATCATTGGCGCGACTATCTCCATGTCGTAGATACGGCTTACACAATCAATAAAGTCATCTTTACTGCTGAATGGGAATGTTAAATACTCTTCTAACAGCCTTTTGTTAAGTGTGTAGGTATTGCCAGCTTCATCAACTCGCTTTACGGGCTGATAAATACGATACAACTCGCCTTGCGCTCTCATTTTCTCTTGTGCTTGGCTTTCTTTCTCTAGGATTGCAGGTAGTAAGAACTTACCTTGCGAGAAGTCTGGATAAAGCCTCTGCACTCGGTCTGTCTTGGATTGTCCACCCTCTTTAGTCCAATTAACCTCTTTAATATCCCACACATCTTTAGCAATAAGCATCTTTTCTTGAAAATGCTCAATGTCTGATTGCATACCGTACTTCTCATAGCCGACCTCTACACGCTGAACGCCTGTCATGTTTAACCATCTTTTGCGTAATCCACTCAAAGCTGTCCAGCGCTCTGCAAGGTTCATCCTGTGGCAATAGCCATCTAATAGCCACTTATTCATGCGACTATCTACACCAATTACTGCCATTGCTGTGCGGTCACTGCCTTTCTTCTTGCTTGATGCAGGGTCACATATCACGTAAACATTAAGGATTGATGGTCTTATGTCCATGAATCGTAAGTGTTCTTTCTTGAACATGGCTTGACTACCTGCCAATGGGTTCTGTAACTGCTGACAAGCAATATCACTCTCAACTTGCGTCTTGAGTTTGTGTTGCCAAATGTCGTTTGATAGATAAACTGGCGTGCCTGTTATCGTTGCATCGTCTGTCGCAGGATAAATGCGCGGCTTTAATATCTTTTTCTCAAGGATGTGCTGATAAGTGTCTGCGAAACTGTAGCGCGTACCGATATGCCAGCGCCTCATTACCTCTCTGCCACTCGGCAAACGTGTCACCGCCCCCAAGTTATCAGATAACGACCATGAATCTGTCGTCTTTTTTATCTGTTCTGGCGTTGATACGCTCTCTGGTGTCACCACATCATCGTAAATTCGTAAGCGAAAGTGTGCGCCTGTTGGCATACCATCGACTAAACCACTCGCGGCAAGTGTTGGCTCTTTCGGATTGCTCTTGCGTTTAACGACTAAGCCTGATTCCTCACTCCACTTTGATGCGTCTTTGCGTGGATGCTCATAAAGCACATCAGGATATAAGCGTTTAAGCTCGTAATTGTCCTCTAGCTCTTGCTTAATCTGTCGTAGGAATTTTAAAGCATTGCCTTTGGTGTGACTGAAAATGCAGATTGTCACCTCTGGGTCTTTGATAATCTCTTGAATTGTGCCTGCGTAAGTAATGACTGTACTATTGTGCGTTGGTATAAAATCCTTACCAACAACATATAAGCCATCTTCATGGTCAATCTGTATGCAAGAAGTTGGCACAGTTTCAACACGTTTAACATCTCTAATAAAATGCCTTGTTGACCTACTAATTCTTTGCTTGCATCTATCAAGCTTTCTTTTAAGTGAAAAAACATCAAAGTCTGTACCCGCTTGGAATGAAACATTGTAGGCTTGTGATATGTAAACACCTTTTAATTTTGCTTGTTTCTCTGATAATTTAGGCTTTAATCCAAGTGTGCAACATAGCTCATATACTCCATTTGCTAATGTCTTGTTGGTATTGGTGAATGTAGCAGTACCTCGCTTATCAACTGTGCCATCTGTGTCCATAAGACCTTGCAATAACGCCACTCTTTGAGCAAAAGCAGCTCTTAGGTATGCTTGCGGGATATGCTTATTGTTAATCACCCCTAATTTACGCAAGTCTGCGGTTGTTCCTGTGTTCTTCTTCCCACGAATGCCACATCCAATGCGATAAAGCCCTGTGTTTTTATTTGAGCTTTTAACCTCATTGACCGCATATCCGAATGATTGAATCTGTTTAATGATGTGATTGTCTGCGTAAGCGCACGTTATCCTTGCATCGCTTGAGCTTCCATCACCAAGCCACGCACCTAAAACGTATGGATGAATTGGTAATTTAACAATTTCACAATCAAAAGGCTTTGCAACATCAATTGCATAGCGATTATCTTCATCATGTGAATGTGCCGCAATGTCTGACGCTTTTAACGTGTGATATTCACGACCAAAACGCTTATTTGCTGTACCTGATATTCTTTTACGACTATTTATTCCAACTCGCCACAAATGATTGCCGCTACACACTATCGGATGTGCGCCATCTAATGATATTTCGTAGCAATCTGTATCAGTGAATACTTCTGTTTTTGCAATTACCGTGCGTATTTCACCGTTTGGCGAATACACTTTATCACCTATCTTTAAATCACCGTGATTTTTCCATCCATCAGGCGTAGGAACGGGCGTATCAAGAGCAAGCGCCTTACCATGCTCACGCGCCCATAAGTCCAGGTTGTCGTCTGGGTCTGCCTCGACCTCTCTGCATCGTGCGTAAATCCACTCATGCCACATATAGTGTGCGTTAAGAAGTACGCATAAAAGATAATAACGGTCATTCCTACCTAACCATGCGCGACCAGTATCACCATAATCAGTTTCAATTGCTTCCCACCAATCCACTAAATCAGCAAACTTTAACGCATGAAGCTCGGCTCTCAATTCTGCGTCTAATGGTGGTCTTGGGTCTATTTTGGTCAATTTTGATTAAATTCGGTTGATTTTAACGCGCTTATAGCGATTATTATTGATTAACCTATACTTGGGTATTGCCGATTTGTCGTGTTTCTTCGGTCTTTTTGCGTAAATTTGATAAAGTAGATACGGTCATTGATACATCAATAATCTGTGCGCCACCATCTTTACCAGTGATTTCTTGCTTATCAGTAAATAGCTTCAAGTGTCTGCCAAGCAATTCTAGGTTTTTGGCTTTGTCTGCTAGTTTAATTTTCATCACTTCACCAAAACCAGCCTCTTGGCTACCCATTGTAACAACATCTAATCCAGCAATTGAAGCGGCTGTGTCATCGTCTAGTGCGGTAATGTGTAAAGGCTTTCCATCTGAATCGAAAAGCTTACGTGGGTCTAAGAAAGCCATTTTAGCTATCTCGTTTAGCACTCGTTCTGCTGTGATTCCTGTCTTTTCCGCACGTTTATTCATTGCTTCCTCTACTGCCTCAACTATGCTAGGTTTTGCTAAGTTCTCAGATGCAATCTCATTAGCTGTTTTCTCGCTGTAACCAGCACGAATAGCGGCTTGTGTACCATTTAAGTCAACTAGATACTCTTTGACAAACATTTGCTGTTTAAGCGTTAATTTAGCCATACGTTGCTTATTCTTTCCAGCAATCAATAGCAACTGCTTCTGCTGATGTTGCCAATGCACATTCGATACCTTGCTTTGGCTTTACGATAACAACTGGTGTTGTTGTTGAGCTTAACAGCTTCATTCCGTAGAGCATTGCGACCACTATCGCAATTGTTGATATAAAGATTGCCACGACTTTAAATGTGTTCACTGTTTTTTGTCCTTGATTGATAGCTAAAAGCGTCAATACCAATCCTATCCAATTTTCCTGCGTTGTAATTCTTTTAATTTATTTTATATTATTTTGATTTAGGGTATTGCATTTATCAAAGTACATAACTATAATGAAGTCTAGTAGTTCATTTATGTTAATTAGAAAGGTAGGTTGGATATGGTTGTACTTCTTGAATGTGGCACTACAGGCGAAACGGATTATGCTGTAATTGGCAATTTGGCTACTGTTGAAGCCAAAGATGAAAACGGTAATTTTGTGCAAGTAACAGACACAGCTATTGATATTTTAGAAGATTAAGGGGAATTAAAATGAGCAAATATTCAAAATGTGATTTAGTTCGTACGGTAAAAGGAACTGGTAATAGTGTTGAGCGTAATCGTGGAGAGTTTATCGTATTAAATGATGACACTTGGGAAGTATGGAAACGCAATGGCGCAAGTATGACGGAATTTAAGCAATGGTACAAATCAGTCAGCAATGCGCCAATAGCAAAATTTATTGGTAGTTATCCGCGTTATACATTTTTTGAGGCGTTTTAATCATGGCAACCTACGCAATTTTAAGAAAGATTCAAGGTAATACGATGCTTTATGATAGCCCTATGGATTTTGATTTACGTCAAAAACATGAGGCAGAGCGCGATGCGGAAAGAGCAAACGCGCACTTTGCTAAAAGTGGGCTTGTTCCACCATACAACAACGTTGTAAGCAAGTATTTTGCTGTTGAAGTGCTTGTGAATGGTAGCGGTTTACACCCTATCAATCCAGATTACCACTTGAGCTAAATTTTTAAAGAACAGTTAATCAAATCAACAACTTATAAAGGAAATTATACCATGAAAATGACAGTAAATGAGATGGAAAACGGCATTGCAAGCAAGATAATTGACGATGCTTTAGCCTCTAACTACACAGTGAGTGTGTACGATGGTGAAGAGTGGGCGCTGAAACGCTCAAGCAATAAAGATGAAATAATCAAGGCTCTTAACTCTACTGGCACTGACCAGCTTAAATTCCGCGATTCATCTGGTGAGTATGTTGGCGTATGTGCGCTTATCTGGG